TTTACGCTCGCTGCGTTTCTCAAAGTTCAAAAAGTCCCAACCGCCGTACTGGTTTTGGAACATTACCCGCCGCGTTTCGTACTTGCATTCCGAGACTATGTTAAACCGGTACACTGCCGATACTTGGTTTATCGCGCTAAGGGTTGTTGTGTCGCACGCTACTACCTCGTAGTACGCTAGGTCCGCGTCTGCCATACCCGCACTAATAAGGGCGTTGTTTGTTTGGGTTGTCAAGTTATGCGGACCCGCACCAAAGTAAAGTAACCGTTCGTCGTCGCTGTTAGAAGTGCCGGGGGCTTCGCCTCCGTTTGCCGTTAGGTTGGCTATGTAGCTGTTAAAAATTTCTGTTCCGTCTGCCTCGTAACCAGCTACAAAAATGTTATTCGGGCCTTTGGTTTGCGTGCTGCTCGTTTCGTCGTTCAAGAAACTAAGTACGTGCGCCTGGTTTAGGTGTACGTCTTGGTCGTAACGCGCACTACTAGAAATAATAGACGCGCTACCGCTTACACGGGGGACGGCAGAAATAAACGGGTCTAAGCTACTATCTAGTTGAAAGCGTTTCAGGTCGCTATCCTCAAACTGGTCCGCAAGTGTTTCCGTTACACCAAAGTAGCCGTGTGCCTTAATTACACTTACGTAGTTACCTGTAATCTGGTCCGCGTAGATAGTAGGTGCGCTGGTTGCGCTAGTAGCGTACTCGTAGCCGAATTTAAATTCTACACGGCGCGTTGCCTCTGCGTTTTTCCCAAACGGTTTGGCGGTTTCTTCGACCCCTAGCGTAATTACCCCGTTCAAGTTCAGGCCGTTGTTTACGCTGTTCACGTTTGCCGCGGTAGGTGTTACGTAGTCGTCTAGAATTCTGTTCACCTGGAATACACCCCGGTCGTTACTATTAGGCAGAGTCTTAAGGCGTGCTACCTTAGACCCACCTACGTAGATGTCGCAAATGTATTTGTACTTCGCCTCTCCGGTGTTGGTGTCGTCGTAGACTACGTAAATGATAGGGTACTTACTCCCTTGCACCCAGTTTTCCGGGCTTTGTACTACTGTGTATGCCATTACTTTTTAAAGGCTACTTTTAACTTTTCTACTAGATACTCTGCCCCGTCTTTTGCCAAGGCTTCGCCTACTAACTCAAACATTTCAGGTTCGTAACGTTTTACGGTGTCTTCAATAAACCCGGTGGGCTGCAAGCCTCTACGGTGAATTGCCCTCGCAATAAGGAACGCGCTACTTTTACGGTTCTGCTTTATAAATCGTCCCGTTTTCTTGGACCGGCTCCTAACACCTTTATCGTTCATCCAACCAAGAATAACGCTAGGCGGAATACTTTTTTTGCTGCGCTTAAAGGCGTAGTTACTACGGGACCGTGCTACGGTTTCGCCTTCTTGCAAGTCCCGGCCCGTACCCGTTACACCTTGGTCTACAAATGTTGCGTAACTATCCCCGGTCATAACCAACCGCGGCCCGTATCGTTTGTCTACGTATTGCTCGTAACTAATCGAGTCGGCAAGGCTACCCGTAGCGTTCTTACCTCGCTGGCTGAGACTCTGCCGCATACGTCGCCGCAACTCCTTACCTGCCTTACCTAGTGCTATTTCTGTGTTTCGGTACTTCACGGCATCAAACAAAGGTTATTGTCGTCGCCTACCAGTACGTCTATTTGTGCCTCCCATCCAGAAAGGGAATTATCGAAACGCTCGGTAAACGGAGTACACAACACCTCTACCGCGTCAGATACAAAACGGTTTTGAGCGTTGCTTGCGCTGGCGACACTGTGCCGGAACTCGTTAACCACGTCTTGCAGAATCAAAAGGGTATCGTTCCACACGTCTGTGCGGTCGGTTTCGTCGTCTTGGATGTGATCGCAGACAAGTAGGCCCATAGTAAAGGTAATTTGCCCGCGTTGTAGGTTTGCGCTAATTGGCTCCGCGTACAACAAAGGAAAGTGTGTAGCGTCCAGCTTTGCCAAGTTCACCTCTGACAGTTGGCCGTGTTCAAACCGTTGTAACTGGCCGTGATCGTTGGCGATAGTTTGAAAGGTAGAGATAATGTTATTTAGATGGGTTGCCATAGTTGTTACGGGTGCTACTGTTTACGTCTTGCTCGTAGGAAAGGTAAGATAAGGCCGCGCCTAGTTCTACCTTCGTTACCGCGTCTACTTTAAGTATATCCCCACCCGCTAGGCTGTGTATTGTAGAATACCAGCCCCATTTCTTACCTACAGGCGTTGACCCGCCGCCTTGAAAGAGTTGGGAAAATTGCGCCGCAACTCTTTTGCGGTAGTCAAAAAAAAAGCGAACGCACCAAAGGCAACAGTAATAGGCACGTGTAAAAACTTCTTTCCGTCGGTCCCGGTGTAGGGGGCTACCTGGTAGAAGTCTCCCCGTTTTTTTGTTACCGGTCGATACAGGATAGATAGAATACTTTCTAGGTTCTGTTCTGCTCCGTCTTGGCATAGGTGTTCAATATCTGCAAACTCGCCTAGCGTAATACGCGACAAGTCCGGGTTGAAACCGTACTCTACCCCGTCAATATCTACGAACGTCTCTAGCGGGTAGCGTTCCTTTATGTTAGTCCCAATCTTAGCAATAGCGTTTACCAGTTGGGTGAAACTCTCTTCTGTTAGTTGGTCTAGTTGGCTCTCGGTTATCCCGCACAGGTACGTAATCTTTTTACGTAGCTGCTCTAACGGGTCTTCGATCTCGTCAAGGGTACGCAGGTGTTTGTACTGCGCTACGGTTATAGCGTCCAGACTGGTAGGTACTTGTACTTTCATTTCTTGCCTTCTAGGTCTTGGAGACGTTCACGGCACATACGTACAATAGCGTCTGCCTTGCGGCGTTCCTGTCGCCACTTCTTTAACTGCGTCTTGTAGAACTCTACTTGTTTAGCTTTCATATTTAAAACATTTGTAGTTGCCTTTTATGCTTCTCAATACGTTTGGTAGCCGCGGCAAAATAGTCGGGGTCAAGCTCACACCCTACTAAGTCAAAACGCCTGTTCCAACAAGCAAGCGCGATACTGCCGCTGCCCAGGTGCGTGTCAAGGATGCGGTCGCCCTCTTTGGCGTAGTTGTCCAGCAGCCATTCGTACAGCTTCACGGGCTTTTGTGTGGGGTGTATTCGTTTAGGGTCTATTGGGGATTTATCGAACTTTTTAGCAGAACTTTTAAAGCTACTCCAGGCCAACTCAAACTGCGCAAAAGTCACGTCTTGTGAAAAACCCTTATCCCACAGCACCCAGCAAGGTGACGGGGGCAGGTGCTCTGTCATATAGTTTCCCCCCCAAATAATTTGGTTCGTACTCACTCGCCTCAACTGTTCAAAATATTCCGCGCTTGGTATACACTTGTCCCCCCCAGCAAACTTTTTATACCCGCTGTGCTTTTGCCCCTTTCTTCTACCAATCGAGATGTTTACGCCAATCCCATAGGGCGGATCAACAATAGCAAGTTCAAAGGCGTTATCCTCGCAGGAGTTGAGGTACTCCATACAATCCACGTTGTGAAGTTCAATGTTGGCTCTATTCATCCTATGTAATATTTACCCGTGTACTTCGGTTGCAGCAAGTTAAGACATACGTAACGCGCTGCGTCTAACAGGTGGTTATTTGCGTCCTCGGGGCTGTTTACGTTGTTCCCTTCTTTGTCGATCTTCCACTTATACGTGTGTATCTCCTTTTGCAAGTTCTGACCTTTGTAGTGCAGCTTATGCCGTTTGAGAAGGTCTATACCCCTGCGTATAGAATCCGGCCCCTTTTGGCTTGGGTGTACGTTGTACCCGTACCGCTTTAGTTCGGTGATACTCTTAGGCTCTGCGGAGTCCGCTATAATGTACTCCCGGCCAAGGTCTAGGGCTTCTAACTTCGTGGCTATTTCGCTATTGACTAACCCACGTTCGTACAGTAGTTCTTCTAGGTATAGGGCGTTGTCTTGTTTGTAGACGGCTACTACTGCGGTCGGGTCATTTGTAAAACCCCAGTCTAAACCGTAACCCAATAGTTTGGCGGTATCGGGTTTTTCCCCCTCGGTAGCTAGGTAAATAGCACGGCGGTTAGTTGCCCGTTCGCCCTCTCCGTAGATACGCCAGTAGTCCGGGTCCGACTCTTTTAGTAGTTCAATCTCCCGGACAAGTTCAGGACTAAGAAAGGGGTTGTCTTTGTACGTAGATTTGTAAAGGGTGCAATCTTCCCGGTTAGGCAATTCGTATAACCAATGGAAAGGGTCGGACGGGTTAAAGTCTAGTATGATCTTGTCCCGTGTACGGAAGGTTAGCTGTCGCCAGTCCTCTAATGTTAGTTCGTTCGCCTCGTTGCAATAGAGAATGTCCCGCCGTCTACCTCGGACCTTTTGCGGTTGGTCAAGGGAAAAGAACTCTACCAGGTTGCCGAATAGCTTTAACGTGCCTTCGGTCTTGTTGTGGTCGTTGGGGTTATACCAGTCTTGGCTCTCTAGTATTTCGATGAAGTCCCGCATAACCGTAGCACGAAGGGCGGGGTATGTTTTCCGGACAATAGAGATAACCTGCCCGGCATCGTGGTTGTGCCAGCAATACTCCGCAAGGATTTGGCAACAACTGTAGGTCTTTCCCGAACGCGTGCCGCCTTGGTGTAAGCTAATCCTTTGGCGGCAGTTCCTTAGGTCGTGGTACGTCTTCGGTTGCTTCAAACCAGGTGGGCGGTTTATTATGGTTTATGATCTCTACCGTTTCTGTTGCCTTGGGCATAATGTACGGGAGTAGCTTTGCGATAACGTCTAGGCGGTCTTTTGTCGGCAGTTCATCTAGGTATTCTTCTAGCCTGTACAGGTGTACCGTAAGTGCGTCCTTTACTAAGGCCTTCATCTGCGCGGTTACCTTGTTGGGTGTCCCCTTCTTTCTACCTCCGTACTTTACCCCTGCTGGCATCTACCTAAAACTGTTCTCGTTATTTTGTAAAAGTATAAACTTTCTTGTTACCTGTAGGTGTTGGCTATTCTTCTCAATGAATAGTAGACAGTAGATACATTTCTTTTGCGGCCAAAATGTACGCTTGTGTTATCAAGCTCTGTTTTTAAAACCTGGTCAAGGTCTTGCACGCTGTCGGCCAACTCCAAAAAAGAATAACCCTCTTTATCCTGAAATATTTTAAGGGCTTTTCTTAGCCTATAAGTGTTAGTCAGTAGGCCCGGTATGTAGTTTGATTTTATCCAATCCCACATAGCACTATTGTCCCCCACGTTAGGGGCTTCTTCGTGACACTCCTTACACAAAAGAACGTAATTACCTGGCTTATCTTCACCGCCTAAACTGTGGGGTACTATGTGGCACCTGTGTAGGGTTGTTTTTTTTGTTGAACGACTGTATTTGTCGTCTCCACAATTCCAACAGTGCGTGTGCGCTTCTGCCCAATCAAAATTCAACTCCGTTTCAGGTATGCGCGTGTTTTTAATCCAATAGTTAGCGACTTCCGCTTTAGTCGTTTTCAGTTCTCTTTTCATACCGTTACAAGTACTTTTGGGACCATTGTACCGCGCATACGGCTAGACGTTGCTGCTCGTTTGGGTACTCTTTCTGCATAACCTCGTCGGACATACAGCGCTCTACGTAGTCCTTTCGTTTCTCTCTGGGGTTGGGTTTAGGTATCGGCATAGGGTGTAGCTTTAGGGGGTTTGGGGCATAGGTGCCCAATACCTTACTTCTTCTCCATCAGGCGTGTACGGCTCGGCTGTTTCGTCAATCCATTCTATTTTATCTACCCTGGTATACGTCTCATCGGTTTGGTGGCATCGAAGGTGTAAAAACAGTTGCTCACCAATAGGCGGCTTATCGTAATAGGGGTCTTTCCATAAATTTTCGTTCAAACACTCGTTTATGTGCCTGCTCACGCTTACGCCTTTTGCCCTTGCTTCACGCACCACCTTGTCGGCTGTGTCGAAATCGGTGCGGAAGGTGAAGCGGTGCTCGAGTTTGCCTTTGTTGTTATACATCATCTAACTTGTTTTTAAAGTGTTCTATGATTCTTTCCGTTTGGTGGCGGTAGTACTCTTTAAACTCTCCCTCTCCGTCTTGTTGCCAGACCTTGTAAAGAACGGCGCGTAACCTTTGGCTTTGGCTCTTTGGCTGGTCGTATAGGTCTAACTCTATCGCGTCTAGTTCTTCAACTTCTGCCTGGTTGAACCTCATTTGATCGTCTGCACGAAAGTATAGAATGCCTCCGCTTTCGTCCGTCGCCATTTGGTCAATGGGGGAAATATCTAGTATTTCTTGCGTAGTGAAGGTAAGACTTACGGTACGGTCTTTACGACGGCGGTAGCCCGTCAGTTGGGCGGCTTGTAGTAGTTTCATACGAACAGGTGGCCTAGTCGGGTTGCGGCCATTACTGCCAAGGAGATACCAACTCCCGCGGCTAGGGTTGCTATAAAGCCCCACACCATACCTTTCTCAAAGGCTGCGCTGTACATCTGCTCTACCAGTTCACACTGTGCCTCGGTCCAATTCTCTTTATTCATAGTTCAGCCTATTTGTTTTGCGTCTGTCACTTTTAGAAACCCTACTACCTTGTCTACCTTTTCGTTTTCCCATTGTGTCGTGCGTGGCATCTCTCGAACTTCCCATAAAGGTTCTGCGGTAGTATTTAAATCCCACACCCAAACCCCTGCCGGGGTAGTGTTGGCGTAAATAGGGCGACGGTTGTTTTTCTTGGCTCGCTCTAAGAGTGCCTCGTACTTCTCCTTTTCAATAAGCAAGGCGTGGTAATGTACTTCCCTGCATTTTAGTTCTACTTCTAGCGCGTGTTTTGCGCTGAAACAGTCGCAGCGGTTATACTGGTCGGGGTATAGGGTTAGGTCTTCTACCCACACTTGCAAGAACTCAAAAAGGGTGCGTTCGGTCCAGTTCATTAGTGCGTTTTGCAAGGCATCCAGTAGACCGTGTTGTTTACTACGTGAATGTGCGCCCCTTCACACCCTATGCTTTCTGCGATCTCTAACGCCTCGTTTTTATCGCGGTAGGCCATACGCCCGTCGATAGTTACCGCGTCTACTTGTGCTGCGTCTAACTTTCCTTCTTGGCGTAGAATCTTAGTTGCCCAACGTAGGCCAGCTTTACCTCCCCAAAGAAGGTAACTAATAGTACCGCACGCCTCCCGGTCGTTTGGGTCGTAGTATTCCGCGGCCCTAGACAAGTAAGAGTA